TAGTGGTTCTATTAAGAATATGGTTAATTTCTTACCTGACGTTTTGCCTAAGGGTAAGACTCAGTCTTCAATGTTGTACCGAAGCAAAGAAGGTATATTGAGTAAGTTTTACGTCACATTAAACCCTAAAACTGTTAATAACGGGTTATATGATGATGAGAACGGTACTCTACGTACTTTCAATGGTTCTGAATACCATTTACAAGAAAAGATTGATGACAAATTGACACCTGTAAATACATTCGATGGTTTATGTACTGGTGTCTTGTGCGTGAATGAAAATGCACCATATATTGGCGGATTTCATTTGGGCGGACGCACGAACACGGACTATGGTATTAGTGCCACCGTCTTGAGACGGGAGGTACAAAGTGCCTTAGACCGCATGGCGCTTGACGGAATTTCCACTCAAGCCGCCGATGCTAATGAGGAGCATCACTCCTATGGAATCGATCACAGTGTAGGTGATCATATCCATCCTAAGAGTCCATTAAATTTCCTTGAACAGGGTAATTTGGAAATCTTAGGAACTTGCAATGGCCGTGCTACTGCCATTAGCAAAGTCACTCCTAGTATTATATCTGATACAGTACACGAGGTGACGAGGGTCCCTAATAAGTGGGGCCCACCCAAGTTTAGGGGACCAAATGGTCATCAGGCTTGGGTACCATGGAGGGCATCGTTGGTTTATTCGGCGAATCCTTCCAGTGGAGTTCCTCCCACGTTATTGTTGCGTGCTAAACAGGATTATATTTTGCCTATTGCAGACATGCTCGAGAGCAAATATGATTATTATCTGAAGGAATTGAAGCCATTGACGGAAGTACAAATTGTTTCCGGCATTGATGGCAAACGTTTCATTGATAGTATGAATCTTGCGACAAGCAGGGGATTTCCTCTTAGTGGTCCAAAATCTCAAGATGTTATTGAGTTGGAACCTAATGAGGAACATGCTTGTCCGCGCACACTGGAACCCACACATTGGGATGAATTGGCAGCTTTTGAGGCCAATGCACGGCAATTTAAGAGACATAATTGTCCTTTTAAAGCTTGTTTGAAAGATGAACCTACACCTATCGCGAAAGATAAGGTGCGGGTTTTCCAAGCAGCTAGTATGCCGTTACAACTTGCAATGAGGAAATACTTTTTACCCATTGCTAGAATGTTATCCCAACATCCATTGATGTCTGAATGTGCGATAGGTATAAATGCACATGGACCTGAGATGGACCAGCTTTTCAAACACATTCGTAAATTTGGAAAAGAACGCGGCTATGCTGGTGATTATGCCAA